TCTTGACACCCTCCTGAACTTCGTGCATAATTCTCTACATCGCAACAAACAAACGAAAGGAAACATCATGAGAGTCTACACAGTCCAAATCAACTACAAGTCCGGTATTTCTGTGCAAGCGGAGTTTAAGAGTTTCTCAGTAAAGAATGGAACTTATTCGTGGGAATCCTACGGAGACAAAGGCCCCGTAGTTCTTGGGGTTAAGGACATTGAGTCTATCTGGCAGATTTCTGTCCGTGAAGTAGAATCTGAAAAGGAAGCAGTATGACAACAATTACACTTTGGCTTTTGATTGCCGCTGGTAACGGTCTTGCAACCCCGGCAAATATCGCGCAGTTTGCAACAGAAAAGGATTGTCTAAGTGCAGCAGCAACAATGCAACGTCTCACACGAGAAAAATCATTCATGACTCCCATGTATGGTGTGTGCGTGGAAGCAAAGGTTGTGAAATGATGACCCTAAAAGACGCCCTAGAATTCTCCCGTACTCTTGCAAAGCACAACCCTTTTGTTAGAATGACAGGTGAAGAACAAGAACTAGCTAACCAAGCTGGGTCTTTGCTTAGTCGGATGGCTAATACGGAGGAGTTGGAGTTTCTTATGCGAGATGCAAAATGGCAAGCACTGTTTAAGGATAAGACATGAACTCAATTGATGAAACTATGCTTATGAGTCTTTTTGCTCATACACAGCAGAAAGTAATTGCACAAGATATCTTTGAACGCTACAATATCAACAACCCTCAAGCAGTGAAGGCAGCTTTGAACGATGCAGCTTGGCAAGGATTCATTGCGGGTCTTGAGGCTTGTCAACGTTATTATGAAAAGAAGTAAACACATGAACAACTTTATTCAAAACGCTAGTAGATTTGATATCATCACTGGTCTCCATGCAGACGCTGGTGAAAATTCAATGTTAATTCAAATTGTAGATTTCTTTGATACTTTCCCAACACCGAAGTACAAGTTCAAAGAAGTTCTACAATTTAAGTTCGATGATGTTCTGGATGGCCCTACAGCTTGCACGGACTTGCAAGCACAAGAGATTGCCAATGCACTGCAACGTGCAAAAGAGCAACACATGAATGTAATTGTGCATTGCTTTGCTGGTCTTTGCCGTAGTGGTGCTGTGGCAGAAGTAGGAATCATGCTAGGATTCAACCCTCCTGATTGCGTTCGTATTCCTAACTCTACAGTAAAGAATAAGATGCTGAAGGTTTTAGGTATGAAGATTGATGAGAGCACTTCTGTGTTTGCACAGGAGTTTTATAATCGTGAGTTTGATTAAGGACGACACATGAATTACATCATCGTAAAGAACGCTTCACAAGAAGCATGGCATCTGTATTTTGATAGCAACCCACAAGCAGGTGTTCACCAAAGCTACAGTGCCCATGACACCTTCACAGGTCAGCAATGCAATATTCGTAGCTCTTACGCAACAAAATCATCTGCGGAGGAGGACTTGAAGAAAATGCTTGCAGAGAATCCTAGTGGGTGTTATGCTGTGTGTCCTGTGGCGGTTTAAATTTAAAGGAAGGCTATGAAGAAACCGATTAGTTTTACTTGGGACGTACGATCTGCTGTCCCCATTATTACCTTGTGGAACTACAGGGGCGAAAAAATTCATTCTTTTGCTGTCAACAACCCTCCGAAAAGTGCAGCTAAGAATCTCCTCGGAAATAACAAACGCTACCTCAAGGAAGAAGCTAAGAAGTTTTATGAGCAACACGGTGTCCGAGCTAGTAACGTAGTTAAGGTTGCTCGTGGTATTGTTTATAACGAAGTCTACAAGCAGTTTCCCGAGTGGTACAAACTTTGTCGCACAACGTCATGGACACCTGTGTGGCAAAGGTTTGAGTACCTAGAGACTGAAGAGCTTCTACAGCAGTGTAGAAAGGATGGTATTGCTAATATTATTCCTATTGTTGCTTATTTCAAGAAATCCCCACAGGAACTAAAGAAAACTCTAGGGGAAACTACGTGGAAGAAGTTATGCAAGAATACCTACAGTCGTAATCGCTTGCTGTTCTTGAGAAGTGATGCACTATTGACACCTGTAGAGTGGAATGCTGTGCCTAGTACGATTCTAAAAAGTAGGACGTATTTCACGCCTGAAGTCTATTCATGGCTTATTCGTACTCAAGATACCCCTTTGAAGAATTATTCCAAGGACTACAATATTCAAAGAGAAGCTAGTATCTATATTGATACCAAACGAATGTGCATCGGTGCTGGAGAGACTTTCAACCCTAACTGGAGTAAACGCAGAATGAAGGAAGAGCATGACCGTCTTTCTCGGATGCAACAAGAGATTGCTAACCGCCGACAAGCGGAGCGCAATGCTGAATACGCTAAACTCTTGAAAGTTGACTTCAGGGAGTTACACAAAGGTTTAGAGGTTATGGAGTTCGATTCTGGGGTTGTAGCTGTTCCATTGGTGAACATGCAACAAGTTCAAGAGGAAGATTCCAAGATGCATCATTGCGTAGGTAAATATGCTAGAATGTGTGCAGAGGGTGAATATCTTGTATGGCACTTGACTAAAGGCAGTGTTGAGACTACACTCGGGATCACAGCACAACATGAAAATTACACCATTGCGGTGAGTAAAGACAAGTACACTCTTCAGCAGCACTATGGATTCTGTAATACGGCAGTAAAAGATGAAGATTTGAAGGATGCTGCTAAGAGTGTTGTTAAAATGCTTAACGAAAAGAACAAAGAGAAAGTTCTTGACGATGCCGCTAACCTAGCGGTGTCGCTTGACAGAGAGTTAGAATCTGCTTAAAGTTCAGTTGTTTAAATTTTAAAGGAGTAAATTATGTTTAAGTCTTTGTTTGGTTTCTTTAACAAACAATCTGTAGGTGAATTCTTTGATGATGATGAAATCGAGGTCGTCCTTCAAGAAGAAATGTTGAGTCAGAGCGAACTTCAAATGCTTCAACACATGATGGCTCAGTACATCCGAACGCATGAGCAAGTGCGCAAGGAGTTCAAAGAAGAAGCCTTGAGTTATCCTGTAGGGGATGAAATGCGGAATATGCTTTTCCGAGAGCACCGGGAAATCAAAGCAAAACTCAAAAATCTCTCTGCTTTGCAATATCGCTTGAAGCATAAGATTGCTGCTCGGGGCTAAAGGCTCGGGAAGGCACTTTATAGCCCCTAGAAGGTGGGTTAAATGCTGAGGTAAGGGGTAGGTAGCCTAAAGTATAGATAATTGATTATAGGAGGTTTAAATGAGTAACATGAGTTATTGCCGATTTCAAAACACTTTGCGTGATCTCAAAGATTGCCTCGATGCACTTTGCGATATTGATGGGAACCTTTCTGAATTAAGTAAAGAAGAAGCGCGAGCAGCAGATAGCCTGATTCTTGTCTGCGAAGAGATTGCTGGTAACTTTGCACAAAGCTAACATGGAAATAACCCTAATCATCCAAGGAATCTTGATTGCTCTTCTGGTTTGGAGAGTGATTCATCTTGGAAACCTTGTAGAGAAAATGCTGAAATGGCAAGACAATGTAGTAGCATTTCAGAGTGCTCAGGTGTATTTGAATGGAACGCAACGAGAGATTAATTCCTTGCTTGCTAAAGAGGTTAGTAGTCTTAATTTGATTGTAAAGGATGAGACGTGAAAGTATATGTAGTTTACTGGTGGGATCATTGGGATAACACTGAGTGTGATCGTAGGTACTTTTTGAATCAAGAGAAAGCTATGCAATACTACGAAAAGAGTAAAGAAGGTGATCCTCATGTAAATTGGGATTGGGATGAAATTGAAACGGAGGACTAACTATGTGGATTGTTTATCTAAAAGACACTGCCGGGATAGATTGGGGTCATAAGTACTTTAATCACGAAGAGAACGCACGGAAGCATTTTGAAATGCTGGAGAAGATGAAGATGTACTCTTTGCCTTGCATAAATAGAATTCTGACAGAGGACTAGATGAGTCGTAAACGCTATACAATTTTCAGTACAACCTTTGATAAAAGAGGGAGGACTATTGCTACAGGAACAAATGATTACTTCCGAAGTCATCCCTTGATGAAGTTTCATGCAGAACTCGTAGGAGAATCCTCCGAGAAGATATGGAAGCATAGTGAACTTGAAGCTTTGTTGCAAAGTAAATCCAAAGAAGTGCACAGTATTCTTGTACAGCGTTTTGATAGCGAAGGTAAACCAAAACTTGCAAAGCCTTGTAAGACTTGTCAGAGTATTATCAGGAGCTTTGGAGTGAAGATTGTAAGATA